TATAATTGTCCGAAGTTTTATTTATTAAATATGTATTAATTTTATTTAAATTTCTTGTTATAACTGATTTAATACCATTATTATTATCATTTACAGTGTTTATTTCTTTATTTCTATTTTTTTTTTCTTTATCTTTATCTACAAATTGTTTAATAATATTATCTTGATAATCGTCTTCTATTTGTTCAATAATATCATTAATAGGTGTGCATTCTCTAATAGTGTTTTTAATAATTTTTTTAATATTTTTTTCAATAATATTATAATTATTTTGTATTTCTGATTGCCTTAAATTATTTCTAAAAAATAAAAAAGGATTTTTCCAAACCCAATCTGAAACATTAACATAACATATATGTATATAATCTTTAAATGATGGATATTTAATTTGAATATTATCTATATTATCTTTGTGTTCATATATTTTAATTTTAATATTAGTTACAATAGTTAATTTATATATTTTATCTAATTTTTTATATTTAGAATTAGAAATTATATTTTTATATTCTTTATCAATTGTTAAATTATTCCAATTTTTTATAACACTTAACTGCTTTTGAAATCCTTTTAATCCTGTTTTTTCACTTGTTGATATATTATAAAATTCATTTATTTTTTCTGCGATAGGTATTGATATTGCGTCTTGTATAGTTTTAATATATTCTTTTTTATTATCAACCAATCCTTGCATTATTATTAATAATAATTATAATTTATTTTTATATACAATTTATTAAACAATAGGATTAATTTCAATATTTAACTGATTTGTTTTTAATGCATCCATTAAAGATCCATCTAATCTATTTTCAAAAGCATTAATATCTATATTTTTATCTTTAGTAATAGATGATTTTATATTATCAATAGGTAAATTATCATGATATATTTTACCTACATTACCATATTCTCTATCTTTATTTTGAACATTATTTTTATTAACTTTCATATTAACATCCTTTGAATCAATATTTATATTCATGTTACCTGGATTTGGTGTATGACCAGCAGCAATTAATATATTTTCTCGTGTATCATCAAATTCAGCATCATAATAAGATTTACGACTGGATTGTCTATGATCTGTTATAGCAGATATATATCCACTAGAAGATTTTTCTGAAGTAAATTGTTTATTTGTATTATTTAATTTAATATCTTTATTAAAATAACCTCCAACTAAATTATTTAATAAACCACCTAAGAAACCATATTCTGATTTACCTTTAATTGTAGTTTCTTTTACTGTTGTTTTCGCAATACTATCAACATCATATACATAAGTACTATATGAAATAGGCCCTATATTTCTAACTATATCTATTTGTGGAACAGTTTCTTTAACAGTAGTTTTCATATTATCATCGTGTGTAACATATGATTCAATAATATCTCCTTTAAAATTGGTATTTTGACTATCGTGAATTGTAGTTTCTTTAACAGTAGTTTTAACATTATCAGTAAGTGCCGAATATGTTTCATTAGGTCCTGTTAAATTAGTATTTTGACTATCATGAATTGTAGTTTCTTTAACAGTTGTTTTAAAATCATCAGTAAGTGCGGAATATGTTTCACTTGGTCCAGTTAAATTAGTATTTTGACTATCATGAATAGTAGTTTCTTTAATAGTTGTTTTAGTAATATGATTAATTGGATCATATAAGGTTGGTTTTTCGACATTACCTTTAATATTACCAGTTTCTCTTGATGAACTGATCGTATGTTCTTTATTAGTTATTTTTACAGCATCTAAAATAGGAGCTACAACAGCTTTTACAATAGATGTTATATTTGTAATATTATTACTATTATCTTCTGTAGTTTGTCTTTCATTATCATATATTAATATATTATCTTTACCATAATTATCATCTGCACCAATACCTGGTTTCAAATAATTTACACCACCCTTATATTCAATATGGGAATCTTGTTTATTAGTTGCTTTAATATTTTGGATAGGTCTTTTACTTTGTTTTAAATTAGCACCTGTTGTTTTAAACCAATTATCTTCACTAATTTTAAAACTTTTTTCTGGTCTATTTTTATCTAATGATTCAACAATACCACGCTGTGCTGTATTAATTTTTGGAGCTTGATAATCAATATTAAAAGTTTTTTCTTTTTGATTATTTTTTGATCTTAATTCATCTACATTTTTCGGTGTTGAATAAATACTACTATAATAATTATGAAAACCACCACTACCGCTATTAGTATAACCATCGTCCATACCTGGTCCAACTTTTACTGGTTCAATTGGAAAAACATTATTATTTATCTGTGTAAGACTAGATTCTGCTCTATTTTTCATATATTTAGAATCAAATTTAGAACCATTAATTAAATCTATATCAATTTGGGGTGTAAAAAAATTTTCAGTTTCAACTTCTCTTTTATTTTTAAATAATTCACCATTATTATTATTACTAATAAAATTATCTGTATTCATATTTTGAGTTACATTTTTACTTATAAAACGTTGCATATTATTATGTTTAAAAACATCCATATTAATTTCCTCACCAGTTAATGAAGTAAAACTATTATCAATTGATGTATAATTATTAAACATATCAGAAGTACTTAAATTGGATAATTTAGTTTTTTTTATAATATCTTTATTTTTATTATTTTCCCAATATGTTGAATTATAATAATTGTCCATGGATGGGATATCATTATTACGCAATTCCATTATTCTCTAATGAAATTATATATAATAATATATATATTATTTATATATTATTTATATATAAGAATATTTCAAATATTTTTAATTAGCGATGATATTAATATATAGTGAATATTGTCAACATTGTAATATATTAATAGAAACAATAAAAAAACATGATAAAAATAATATTGTTAAAAAAATATCAGTTGATCTTTTAAGAAATGAAGGATATCAAATTCAAGAAATAATACATTCTGTTCCAGCATTATTAGTTAAAGAAGATATAAATATTACTGATAAAAAAGATATTTTATTTGGTAAACAAGTTTTTGATTATTTATTATTACCAAATCGCGGAGCTTTATTTACTATTGATAATAATACGAGATTAAATAAAGATACAAAAGATTCTAAACAAGAAAATATAAATATAAATGATAATAATGAAAATTCTGATGAACCAATTGCATTTAGTTTAGGTTCATCAATGTCTGATAATTTTTCCTCTTTAGATGAAGAAAGTGATAATTTATTAAAAGATAAAAATTATAAATGGGATTTATTAGAAAATTATAATAATGAAAATTTCGATCCTGTATCAATAAATCCAATATCATCAACAAGTGATAATAGTGATAAAAAATTACCTTCATTAGAAGAATTATTAAATAAAAGATCAAAAGATATAATATAAATTATATAAAGAAAAAAAATTTAATAAATATAGTATATAGTATTTAATGTCTAGAGCATATATATTTAATCAGTATTATATAGATTTAATAAAAAAATTAAAAACTACTTCAAAAAAACATAAGGAAAAAAGTAATACAGCAAAAAAAGTTTTTACAGAAATAAAATCAAATTATTTAACATTAGATAAAAATTCAGATGAATATTTAATTTTCATTAATAATAATATTTCAGATGAAATTATAAATTCGTATAAAAATATTAAATTAGAAGATGAAAAAGAAAAAGATAATGTGACTAAAAAAGATACTGAAAAAGAAAAAGATAATGAAGATGTACATGAAAATGAAAATGAAAATGAAAATGAAAATGAAAATTTAACAAATATAGCAAATAAATGGTTAACAGATAATTCTGAATTAAATATATATAATAATATAAATTTAAGTGAAATAAGAAAAATTTTAAGAGATGATTATATATGTCATCATTATCTAAGTATATTTTTTATATTAAGTAGAGATTTACCAGATGAATTAGTTGTAAATATTGTAAATATGTTGCAACAAAATAATTATGAAGATGAATTAGAAAATATGGAAGATAATGATAATAATTTTAAAACTATATCAAAAAATTTACAAAAAATAAAACATATTAAAATTAAAAAATCTATAAATTTAAATTTAGGAGGTATGGAAAATACAACTTTAGGACAATTGGCTAAAGAAATATTAGAAGATGTTGATATAAATAAATTACAAAAATCTATGGGAGAAGATGGTGATGTATTAAAAAGTTTAGGTGATCCAAATAGTGGATTTAGTGATATTATTACAAATGTAAGTCAAAAAATGGCAACAAAAATATCAAGTGGTGAATTAAATCAAGAAAATTTAATGAAAGATGCTATGAAATTTGCAACAATGATGCCTGGAATGTTTGGTAATCAACAACAAGGAAGTGGACAAAAAAATTCAGGGGCTAATATGGGAAATATGATGAGTATGTTCGCAGATCTAATGTCTCAAAATAAAAATAATGATGATTTGCCAGATCTTAATACAATGAAAAATATGGCCAAGGATATAAATACAGGCAAAAAAGGTACTAGATCGGGAATTAATGATCAACGATATAAAAAATTAGCAATGCAAAAAAAACTAAAAAAAAAATTATCTAATAAACATAAACAAAGTGATATAACAAACTCCTAATTAAATTAATTTTATTTTTTCATATAAATTTTAAAAATTTAATAAATTAATATTATAGAGATATTAATATTATAAATGTTTTGGTCATATGATATAAAAAAATTATTAATTCCTATTTTAATACTTAATAATAATATGACTGAAGAAGAAAAATTAAATACTATAATGAGAATTATAATATTTACTGGTATAATAGCTGCTTTAATTTTAAATAAATATAATATATTATTATTAGTATTTATATTATTATTAATATTAATTTTGATATATAGATATATACAAGATAAAAAAAATAAAAAAGAAAATTTTTTAGATGAAAACAATTTAGATTTTATTGATAATAAAATATGTATATCTCCTACATTTAATAATCCATTAATGAATTTTAATATATTAAATAAAAATTCTTATAATAATGAATTAAAACCATGTTCTATTTCTAATAAAAATATAGAAAATAAAATAACAGATATTTTAAATAATAGTTTAAATTTAGATAATTATAATGTATATAATCAAAATTATTTAGATAAAATTTTTTATACAATGCCTAATACAAATATTCCAAATAAACAAGAAGAATTTGCTAACTGGTTATATAAAGACTATAATGTATGTAAATCAGATGGAGGTATAGAATGTTATAATAATATTTATTCAGATTTAAGATTAAAATAATTTAAGAATTAAATATATATATATTTAAGTAGAAATAAAAATTATGTCAAAATATTCTCCTCCTGTAACATTTATTAATAATAATTCAGAAATACCATTTAATAAAAATGTTATTAATATAATTGAATATAAATATTCATCCATATCTGATGATAAAATATGGTCAACATCTTATAATAATAAAAAAGATATAAATGGAGTAAATGAAAGTTTTAATCAATTATATAAAGAAGGAGATGATTATATATATGAAACTGTAGGTAATAGTGTAAATAAAAATCCATGGTTAATAAAAGAATTTTTAAATACAGTACAAAAAAAAACTTATAAATTAGATTATAATAAAAATTCATTTAATGATTTGTTATTAAATAATATTAAATCTTATGATATAATTGATAAAAGAAAAAGAACTAAAAGTGAAAATAATTTATTAGATTTTAAATTAAATTTAAAAAATGATATTTAATTTAAAATTAAATTTAAAATTAAATAATGCAATCTCATAACAACTCTTTATTTTTATGCCCTATCACTCATCTAATTATGTGTAATCCATATATTGATAATGAAGGTAATACATATGAATATTCGGCAATAATTAAATGGTTATCAACAAGTAAGACTTCACCTATAACAAGAAATTATTTAGATATAACTCATTTAAAACCAAATAGATGCATATTAGATATTATTAATAGTAATAATTCACAAAATATTAATAATGAAAATGATAATTCACAAAATATTAATAATGAAAATGATAATTCACAAAATAATGAAAATGATAATATATTTAAAATTGAAGATATTATTATTAATTTTAATATATCTAAAAATATCTATAATGAATATTCTTATTTTAAAATTAATATATGTCCTATAGAAGGTAATAATTATCCACCATTAGATATTGTTGCTGTTATTGATGTATCTTGTTCAATGTCTTCGCCAGCATATATAGAACAAGATGGAAAAAAATTAGATATTGGTTTTACAGTATTAGATATTACTAAACATGCTCTACAAACTATTATAGAAAGCATGAAACCATGTGATAAATTATCTATTATTACATTTTCTAATGATGCTAAAGTAATTTGTAATTTAACTAATATTAATAATACTAATAAATCACATATTAAAAATAAAATTTCCAATTTAAAAGTTGAAGGAGCTACTAATATGTGGTCTGGTTTAAATATTGGTTTACAACAATTTGAAAATAATAATGATTATATAAAAGATAGTGATAGATCTTCTGTATTACTATTTTTAACCGATGGTATTCCTAGCGAACATTTATCACCACCTCGCGGTATTATTGATACATTAAATAGAAAGTTATTATCATTAAATAATAATTTAATTAAATTACCTAATATTTATACATTTGGATTTGGATATTCTTTAGATACTGATTTGCTAGTTAATATCGCAAAAATTGGAAATGGTAATTTTTCATTTATTCCGGATTCTGGATTTGTAGGAACAATATTTATTCATGCACTCGCAAATATTGGAACAATAATCGCTAATAATTGTATAATTGATCTAAAATATACATGTAACGAATTTAAAAATAAATCCGAATGTATTGGATATGATATTAATAATATTAATATTTCAAGTATAAATTATGGCTCATCTAAAACAATTTTATTTAAAATTTTAAATAAAGATTTAGAAAAATGTTCTGATTTAATATGTATTGCTTTAAAATATAAAACATTATCATCGCGCGATAGATTATTTCAAACTACATTTAATAAAAATATAGATATTGATGATAATAATGATAAATTAAATGATAATATTATTAGATTAGAATTAGTCAAAACATTATCAGATAATAATTTTCAAAATTATTATAAATATTTAGATAAATATAAAAATAGTAATAATGATATTATTTTGGATTTTAAAGAACAAATTATATTAGCAATTGATAATAACTTTTATAATAAATGGGGGAAAAATTATATTAATTCATTTAAAGATGCTCATCAACAAGAAAGATGTAATAATTTTAAAGATAAAAGTATTCAAAAATACGGAGGAAAATTATTTAATAATTTAAAAGAAAAAATTGATGATATATACACAAATATGCCGCCACCAATCCCTTCAAATAATAATTATAATAATGATATAACAAGTAGTACTAATAGAAATATTACTTCAAAAGTATTTTCTCAGAGTTTTAATAATGTAAATGGTGGATGCTTTCATGAAAATTCAAAAATCTTAATGGCTGATAAAAGTTATAAATATTTATCAAAATTAGTTAAAAATGATAAACTATATGATATGAATGGAAATTTATCTACCGTTATATGTTTAATAAAAATGAAGTGTCCTGATAATAAATGTAATATGGTTAGATTAAAAGAAGGTACTATTATTACACCATATCATCCTGTATTTATTAATAATGAATGGGTATTTCCTTATACAATAGGCAACTTATATACATATAATTGTTCTTATATTTATAATTTACTATTAGATAATAATCATAATGTTATTATAGATAATAATATTTGTGTAACATTTGGACATAATTTTACAAATAATTTTGTAGTATCTCATCAATATTTTGGATCAAATAATATTATAAATGATCTTAAAAATATGAATGGTTATGAAAATGGGTTAATTTATCTAGAAGGAAATTATATTATAAGAGATAATATTACAAATCGTGTAATAGGTATGAAACAATAATAAATAATTAAATTTAAGATATATATATAGAGATAGATAAATATGTCAAAGGTTATTGAATATAATATGGGTTCAAGTATTTGTTCTGATACATGTTGGAAAAATTCAAAAGAAGAAAATAATAAAGAAATATCTGATTATAATTTATTTGATAGATATGCTGATTTTAAATCTGATAATACATATGGTTCATTTCCAAATCTTGCATTAGAACATCCTAATCTTAGAGGGAGACCTGGTTATGGTGTCGCAGATAGTTATTTAATAGATAATTATTCCGCATTAAGAAATGATCCAGAAGCATTAACTCATGATAAATGTCAAAATCAATTATTTGAAAGAGTTTTTCAAGCCCCTCCTTTATTAAAAGGTGCGGAAGGTAATATAGAAGAAGAATTATCATTATTATCTGGTAATGATACTAATCAATTTAAATGTAAAAAAACAATTATGGAAAAAGAATTAAATTATGCGTACCCATTAGTAGATTGTTTAAAAGATTTACAAAATCCGGATCATATTGTACCCGAATGGACAAATGGCGGTGAAGACACCCGTTCATATAAAAATAGAGCAGAATTTAATAAAAGATGTCAATATTAATATTATATTATATAATATTAGAGATGAGTTTTAATAGAACAAAATATGATACATGTTCTTATACACAAAATTTAGGAGAAAGTGTTAATACACTAGGATATATATTATCACCTTTTAGATACGAACATAATGAAAAATGCAGACACCAATTAGGATTTGTAGGTGGGACATCTGTGTCTCATATAACTGGTAATATAGTTGATTTGGAAAGCGAATTAAGAGGACAAACAAGATATATATCTAAATGTGGAAATAATTATTATATACCAACAGGGGATAATATTGTTAAAAATGATAAAACTGATCCTATTGATACTTCTTTAAATCATTTAAATTCTTGTCAATCTATTATGTATAAATCTATACCATTGCCTCCAAAAATGAATTTTAATAAATGTTAAATTTTTTTTATAATAAATTATTAGAGATTAAATAATTAATGACTTCTAGTTACCCCAATGATACACGCTTAAATTATGATGAATGCAGTTATGAAGAAAAATTAAAACGTAGTATTACACCAGGTTTATATAATATAAATGTTCCCGACAACGATTGTCAAGATTGTGGCCAACAAATGCCTATTGATCCTTCAGTAAGATTTCAATCATATGGTCCTAATGTATGTACAATGGGTTCTGCTGTTGATGACTCTAGTGAATTATTGGGATTAAATTATAAAAATACAAAATGTAGTACTGATGGATATTTACCCAACACTTATAAAAAAAGCAGTAATTGTAATATAAATTCTTCTTCTAATCCCCGCGATTGTTTTACTCCGCAAGAATCTACTAGATTATCAAATCCTTCTAATACATTAAGAGGTACTGGTATTAATCGTTGGCAATGGTTACATAATAATCCACAAGATTTTGCTATAGAAACTTTTAATAGAATTCCGACTAATTATAGAATGGTTGCCAAAGATAATCATGTACCTTTAATTGAAATACCTTTATCTGATCAAGTAAATCCCGATCAAAATAATTTATCTATAAATCCTTCTGATAATATTGATAATTGGGCAAGAGGTTTAGCAACACATAGATATGCTCCTGGTAATCCCGATGGTGTTATTAATTATAATTATGCGTGCAAAACATAAATAGATTTTTTTATTTTTTATAGTTAGATGAATATATATTCTAATTATTTTAATAACTTTAATGGTGCTATTATTCCACACGCTGGTATACAATATGCTGGTAATGCTAGAAAATTAATTTTTGATAATTTAAATAATACTGATTTATCTGTTAAATATATTATTTATCTAGCAGCATTACACGATCCTTCTAATTCTAATGATAAAGTTTTCGTATTAGAGAATGATACAATTTTTAATGATTTTTTTATTAAAAATAAAACTAATTATATTTTAAATAATTCTGAATTTACAAATGGTGCAAATAACGAATATTCTTTTAAATGGGTACAATCAGAATTTAAAAAATATTTTAAAAATGCAAAAATATTAGTTTTATGTCCTACACCATATTCTGACTTAAAAAAATTAGCAAATGATATTATTTATTTTATTAATAATACAGATGATAAAGTATTACTATTTGCTACAACTGATTTAACTCATTATGGTAAAAGATTTAATAATTTAGATTTATTAAAATATCCACAACAATATAATAAATGGAAAAAAGAAGAAAATCTAATTGATGATTTAATTAATAATAATATTAATATTAATAATCAAAATTTAGATATTATTTGTGGACCATTTGCTATTAAAACATTTATTTATGTTTCTACATTTTTTAATTGGAATGGTAAAGTTATTGACTATTATGATTCAAGTAATTATAATAGTTCTTTAATTGATAAATATAGTATCGATTTTGATAATAATTATCAAGAATTTGTATCATATGTTTCAATTATTTATGGTTCTTTTAATAATAATATTTTATTACCAATTGATATTATTCTTGGTATTGGTCTTATTAAAACTATTATTAATTCACAATTAGTTAATTATAATGATGAATTTTATTTACCTAAATGGTCTTTGTTTAATAAAATGAACACTGGTGTTTTTGTAGGAACAGAATTAATAAAAAATAATAAACATTTAACAAATTCTAGTTATGGTAATTTTCAAAGTGAAAATAATAACACCAATAGTTTAATTAAAATAACAAATGCTTCTATAAATTGTTTAAATGATTCAATTAACAGATGGAATATTCCTATTACTATTAACAATCTTAAAAATCATATATTTAAAATTGAAATTTTAGATGATATTAATAACTGGATTGAATATAAATCTTCAACTGCTCTTAAAAATTTTATTTTTGACGGTAAACATGGTATGTTATTAACATTAAATAATGGCAATAGTGCCACTTTTTTACCAGTTGTTGCCAATGATAATAAAAATAAATGGTCTATTGAAGATTATATGAACTACTTATCTTTAAAGGCTGGTGGTAATATAAATGATTGGAAACATAAAGATAGTACTATGAAAATATATAATAGCATTTCTTTTAAATATATACCTACAAATAATAGTATTATATCTATATAAAATATATATCTAAGTATTTTATTTTATTTTTATTTTTTATTTTTTATTTTTTATTTTTTAATTTTTTTAATTCTTTGTCC